ATGACCTGCTACAGCACCGGGACAACGTGGCCGTGGAGTACCTGATGGACAGCGAGGGCGACGGCGAGGATCTGGTCATCCGGCACCTGTTCGATTGTGAGGTATGGTGAGATGGCTAATTTCCATGTGCAAGGCATAGACGACCTTGCCAAAGGTCTAAAACTGTTAGGCCAAGAGACAGGCCCAATGGCGGAAGATATGCTAAGGGCGGGAGCCGTAATCATGATCGGGACATGGAATCGGGTCATTATCGCCAGAGGCCATGTGGACACGGGAGCCATGCTCAAAGGCGTAAAAGCGACAAAAATCAAAAAAAACAAAGACGGGGATCTTGAAATCCAAGTTTACCCTCAAGGGAAGGACAAGGACGGAACGCGAAACGCGGAAAAAGCATTTCTGCTGCATTACGGATGGAAAAGCAATGCGGCTACAAAGGGGCCATGGGTCGGAGATCACTTTGTGAACGAAATCGAAGACCAAGGAACACCAAAGGCGATAGAAGCCATGGAATTTATCATGAACAAACAGATTGAAAGGAGTGGACTCTAAATGGCATTTGTGGGCATGAAGCACGTTGTAGCCGCCCCGATCAAAACGGAAGTAGCCGGTCAGGCTGTGACCTACGACACGGGCGTGGAGATCGGCGCGGCGATCAGTGCGACGGTGACCATCAACCGCAACACCGAGGGCCTGTATGCTAACGACGCGCTCAAGGAGAGCGACAACAGCATCACGGGCGGAACCATTGACCTCAACATTGACGATATCAGCGACGACGCGGCGGAAAAAATCCTAGGGGTCAAAAAGACGGCGGGAGAAAGCCAAAATCCGACGGTCTTCCATGAGACGGGCGAGGCTGCGCCCTATGTGGGCCTTGGCTACTACCGGGTGCGGCGGCTCAACGGCGTTGAGAGCTATCGGGCGTATTGGTATCACAAGACCCAGCTTTCCATGGCCAACGAGACGGCCAACACCAAGGCGGGGAGCATCACGTGGCAGACTCCTACCCTCAATGGCAACATCATGGCCGTGGTCAACGATTCCACCGGAAAAAGCAAGTTCCGGGACTACGCCGATTTTACGGAGGAGTCTAAGGCGATCGCGTGGCTGGACACCAAGGCCAACGTGGCGGGGGCGTAAACATGGCCGAACTGAAAATGAAAGTGGCGGGGCGCGAGCTGCGCTTCGCCTTTGATCTACAGGCGTGGTTCGACGTGGAGGCGGTCTTCGGGAGCCTGAGCGAGATGAACCGGCGGCTGGAAGAAAACGAGCGGCCCATGGAGGTCAGTATGGAGCTGGCGGCCATCACGGCCACGGCGGGAGACCGGGGGAGCGAGCCTGTGACGGTAGAATGGCTGCGGGATCACCTGACCCCCAAACAGGCCAGCAAGGCCGCCATGCTGGCGAAAACGGCCTTTGTGGAGGGCATGACCCGAGACGAAGACGAGCCGGAGGGCGCTACGGACGTAGTGCTGGAAGAGCTCGAAAAAAAAACGAACGCCGAAGCCTGAAAGCGATCAGATTTCTAGGCTACGGGCTGACGGCGGGGCTCAGTCGGGCGGAGGCGCTCACTACCCCGCCGTCAATAATCATGGAGCTATATTTGCAGCGGCGGGATTATGACGACCAGCTGCACGGGATCAAAAGAAAGCGCCTTGCAGATTGGAGTGACGAGTAATGGCGGTGCGGGAGATCAAGACAAGCATTGCACTGGACGGCGAACAAGAATTTAAGCAGGCGCTGGCGGACGCGAGCCGGAATCTGCGCGTTATGGACGCAGACCTGAAAGCGGCTGCGACCGAATTTAAGTTTACAGGCGACGCACAGCAATACTACACAGAGAAAAGCCGAAATCTAAAAGAACAGATCGCCCAGCAGGAGCAGGTCGTGGACATGCTGGTCAACGCGGTGCGGAAAAGCGCCGCCGCCTTCGGGGAAAGCGACGCAAAAACGGACGGGTGGCGCATCAAGTTGAGCAATGCCACCGCCAAACTGATGACAATGAAAAAAAGCCTCCAAGACACGGACAAGGAGGCGGAGGAGTTTGGGCGGGACAGTAAACGCGTCGGAAAACAAATCGAGGACGGGATCGGAGACGGCGCGGAGGAAGCCAATAAGAACGTAAAAGACCTGATCGAAAATCTACAACAGGACATTGGGAGCATCAAGGGGAGCGTAGGCTTTCAGGTGGCCTCTACGGTAACGCAAACCATCATAAGCGCCGTACAGGGCGTGACCGACTTTGTGGAAAGTAACCGAGACTACCGCCGCGCCATGGAGCAGTTCGAGACGGCGGCAGAAGCGGGAAACCACAACAAAGATGCCATGAAAGAGATGCTGTTCACGTTGGCGGCATTTACGGGCGACTTTGACGGCGCAAAAGAGGCCGTGAGCAACCTGATGCAAACGGGCCTCACGGAAGAATGGATGGGGACGGCGGCGGATATATTTTCCTACGCGTCGCTGATGTTTCAGGATACGCTGAAGCTGGAGAACCTGTCCGAGAGCTTTCAGGAAACCGTGAAGACAGGGAAACCGACTGGCGCGTTCGGGGAGTTTGTCGAACGTATGGGCGGAAGCGTCGAAGAGCTCGAAAAAGTAATGGGAGATGCGGGAACGACGGAGGCCAAGGCCATGGCGGCTCTGACATATGCGTCACCTAAAGGATATAAAGCTAATCTGGATAAATACAACGAAAAGACCAAGAACATACAAGCGGCTGCGAAAGCACAAATGGAATTAGCGGATGCTTGGGCTGATGTAGCTGAAACATTAGAGCCATTAACAACAAGCATCACCATGCTATTGACGAAGGTTGTTGAGGGACTAGGATCAGCCGTTCGGCTGCTGATGGGTGATGTAAAGGGATATGCGGAAGAACTGGGGATGACAGAAGAAGAATTCAGGCTAGAAACGACCAAAAAAACGGGGAACGCTGGCTGGCAAAACGACGGGAAAAAATTCCGCTTCGACGAGGTGGGAGAAGCCCTGAAAAATATAGCTATCGGCATTTTTGGCGGAGGAGAAAGCACGGGCGCTAAAGATGCGGGAGAAGCCGCTGGTCAGGAATACGCAACCGCATTAGCGGACGCGGCATCGAGCGCGCTGCTGGACGACGAGAGCCTGCAGAACGCCATTGACCTGCTGACGAGCGGATGGACGCTGGGCGGAGAGGACGAGGCCGCGAACCGGCTGGAACAGCTGGGGCTGACGGACGAACAGAAACAACAGGTCATCGACGAGATGGGAAAACTGGGGATGGACATGAGCGACAGTCTGGACACGTCGCTGACCGACGGGATGAATACAGCCGGGGCGAATGCCGCCGTGGCGGGCCAGAACGTGGGGATCAGCGCCCAAAACGGGCTGAGTAAGGGATTCGCGGCGGCGTATATTACGACGGTGGACTGGGTCAACCGTATCAACGCGGCGGCGGCCAGCCTTGGGAGCGGGCTGGGGGCCGTGCCATCGTACAGCCTGAGTAACGGCGGATACTTCGGCGGGACGCTGGGGCGAAACCGTCTGAGCGTGACAATCCCGCTGAATATCAACGGGCGCGAGGTGGCGCGGGCCACGGCCAGCGATATCAGCGCCATACAGGGTCAACAGTCGAGCCGCGCGTCTCGGCTGCCGTAAGGAGGGAGCGAGATGCGGTTTAACGGCGTGGACGTGCGGGACATCCACCCGCGGATCAGTATCAGTAAGGAGATCCCGCCGGGCTGCCCGGAGCGGACGGTGGAGACCGTCCAAGGCTGGGACGGCGAGACCTTCGCGGCGGTGCGGACGGGACAGGGCGAGTATGTGGCGCGGATCAATATCGCCTGTCGGACGCGGGACGACGCGTGGGAGGCCCGGTCGCGGCTGGCCCGGTGGGCTGCCAGCTCCGGGGACGGCGTGGGCGAACTGGAACCGACCCATTGGCCGGGGAAGGCCTACGAGGCGGTGCTGGGAAGTATCTCCGCGCCGGAGTTTACCTTCGGCTTTGCCACGGTGGATGTGACGTTCATCCTCCCCCGCCCCTATGCCCATGACACCTATATCAGCCGGGCCAGCGGGACGGGCGGCGCGGAAATGGCCGTCAGCGGGGACGGCGTATGCCGCCCCACTATCCGCCAGACCCTCGCGGCGGAGGTGGAAGGGCTGGTGTGGAAGCTGGACGGGAAAGCCTTTCTGACGATGGTGGGGACGCTCACGGCGGAGGCGGTGGTGGAAATGGACACCAAGGGCGGGAGCCTGACCGTCAACGGATCCCATGCGGAGAGCCTGATCGACTATACGGCCAGTCTGTGGCGGCCCGGCTTTACGCCGGGGGTACACAAGATCACCAGCACGGACAGGGGCCAGATGGAAGCGAGTTGGCGTAACGAATGGATGTAGTGTATATATTCGACGCGGCGCGGCGGGTGCGGAAGGTGCTGCCCGGCGGCGTGAGCGAGCTCGTCCACAAGGAAGCGGACTACGAGTTGGAAGCCGAGGTCACCATGGGCGCGGGCGTGCGTCCGGGGGAATTTCTCGGCTTTAGGTGTGTAGACGGGCGTTTCCGGCTGTTTGAGGTGGACGAGACGGAGGAGGACGACCTGCTGGCCGTGACGCGGATCACCGCCACGGACGCGGCGGCGGCGGAACTGACGGAAAAGGTGATCGAGCACGTGGAACTGACGGACAGCGCCCCGGCGGACGGTGCGGCGGCGCTGCTGGCGGGGACGGCGTGGGAGATCCGGGCCACCGCTGCCGGAAAGCGGAAAGCCACGCTGACGGTGTACTACCAGACGGCGTGGGAAGCGCTGCGGGACATGGCGACGGCGTGCGCGGTGCGGGTCGTGCCCTATTACGATTTCAGCGGCGGAGCCATCACGGCCCGATGCATTGATCTACAGGAGATGGAGCCCATCTTCCGGGGCCGTATCTTCGACAGCGCCACCGACGCGGGGAGCGTGTATCTGACCCGGACGGGGAGCCCCTGCACGGTGGCCTACGGCGTGGGGAAAGCCACCGGCGAAGGAAACGACCCGTCCCGGCTGACCATTGCGGGCGTGACGTGGACTAAGGCGGGCGGAGACCCGGCGGACAAGCCCTCCGGCCAGACGTGGATCGCTGACGAGGACGCGCTGGCCAAATACGGGCGGAAAGAAATGGTCTTCAGTGACCAACAGATCACCGACGCGGGCGAGCTGCTGGAAAAGACGTGGGAGGCGCTGGAAGCCCAGCGGGAACCCATCATCGGCGGGACGGCCACCGTCCAAGATATGGAGATGCTGCCCGGCCAGAGCCACCGTAAGATCCGGCTCTACGATCTGGTGGCGGTCATCACCCGACAGGGGGAGACCTTTACCAGCCAAGTGGTGGACATCGAGCGCGACTACGTGCGCCCGGAGGAGACCAAGATCAAGCTGGGCGCGGAGAAGGACGAGTGGAAAAAGAGCCTGACAAAACAGATCGCCAGCATCAAGAGCGACCTTGCCAAGGCCCGGGGCGGCGCTGGCCGGGCCGGGAACAGCGCTGAGAAGAATAAGGAGCTGATCGTGGAGAACATGGACTTGATCCGCCTCCACACCATCGCAATCAACGAACAGGCCAACAAGATCAGCGAGACGGAAATCAAGCTGGAAAAGGCCACGGTGCGGATCACGGCCAACGAAAAGATACTAGCCAGCCAAGGAGACCGCCTGAGTAGCACGGAGATCCTGCTCAACGGCTCGGATACCACCATCGGCCTTGTGGCCAAGGTAGAGACCAACAGCGAGGCGATCTCGTCCGCCAACATCCGCATAGACGGTCAGGCCGCCGAGATCCAGCTGAAGGTCTCCAAAAACGGCGTGATATCATCCATCAACCAGACTAGCGAAAGCATCACCATCAGCGCCAACAAAGTCAACCTCAACGGCTACGTGACGGCCAGCGACCTGAGCGCGGAAGTGGCCAACATCAACAAGTTTTTCGCGGGGACGGCTCAAGCCCAGCGGATGGACATCAACAATCTGACCACACAGACCTTTCAGGCGACCAACGTGTCGCTTATCAACTACGACTGCGGCTGGAAAACCAAGACCTTTGTAACAGGCGTATCGTTCCCACGCTACGTGGAGGGAACGATCTACTACAAGGATCAGAACGGGAGCAATGCCCACATGACCGTACTCACCCCCAAAAAGAACTCCAACGGGAGCGTATCATCCAAGGAAGTTGTGTATCTAGGGAGGGCCATAGACGACTGATGAAAGAGATCATTGAGAACGTCATCCAAGCGCTGAACAAGGTGGACACCCACGGGGAAAACAGTCTCAACTACCTGCTGGCCAGCATCCAGACATTGCGGGAGTTGCTGAAAACCATAACGGAGGCGAGCCGAAATGAAAATCAAGACGAGTAAGGGACACGAATACGAAGCGGCCTATCTGGGCGGGCCGACACAGCTCGGAGACCTCGTGATGCTCCAATACGCGGACGGGCGGCGGCTGCCGGAGATCGCCGCGGAGTTTGACGGGCTGGACTGGCTGGAGCGGATCGACGAGGATCAGGGCGACAAGCACTTCGCGGGCTACTCCCGGCTCAACGGGATCAGCCGAAGCGGCGGAAACGTGCTGGTCGAGCTGGCGAAGGAGGGATAAGACATGGCGGAGAGCGTTGCGCGGGTAGCGCGGTATGAAATCGAGCTGAACGACCCGCTGGTCAATCTCAACGTGCCGGGGCTGCTCGTCCAGAACGACAAGCTGGCGGACACGGTGGTGCTGGCCATCACCAAGGGCGGACAGGCGGCGACCCTGACCGGGGCGACGGCATTCGGCGAGTTCGAGCGCCCCGTGGACGGGGCGAAGATCCGCTGCGCCGGGACGGTCAGCGGCGGGACGATCACCATCCCCCTGCTGGATCAGTGCTACAAGTACGCCGGGAGCTTCGTTCTCATTATCCGCTGTAACGACGGGAACCGGGAGCGGAGCCTGATGCGGCTGTCCGGCTATGTGGAGCGGGGCGGCGACGGCGTTATCATCGACCCCAGCGGGTCTATCCCCAGCTACGGCGATCTGGAACAGGCCATTGCCAACTGTAACGCCGCGGCGGCTGCGGCCACGGCGGCGAAAAATGAACTCCTACAGGCCAAGGCGGACGGCGAGTTTACCGGCCCTCAAGGGCCTCAAGGCCCAACCGGCCCACAGGGAGCGACCGGCCCACAGGGCGCGACGGGCGCGACCCCTAACCTCACCATTGGGACGGTGACCACCGGCGCACCGGGGACACAGGCCAGCGCCAGCTTCAGCGGGACGGCGGAGGAGCCGGTGCTGAATCTGGTGATTCCACGGGGCGACACGGGCGCGGTGGACGGTGTGGACTACTACGAGGGTACGCCGGAGGCGCTGGGGACAGCGTCGCCCGGTACGGCCAACGGGCTGTCGCGCGGTAACCACGTCCACCCAATGCCGACGGCGGATCAGATCCCGGTCGCGTCCGGGGAGAGTCAGACAGTGGGAGCCAGCCTGACAATCATCAAAGATACCGTGGCCGCCAAGGTAGCCACGGTGAATGGAAAAAGCCCGGAGAACGGCGTGGTCACGTTGGGCGCGGCGGATATCGCCGCCGAAGACGGGAAAACGGTACAGGCCAAGCTGGCGGCGCTGGAGGCGCGGCCACAGGGCGGAGCCACCGAACATACCGCCACCCTGACGGCGGCGGGATGGACGAGCGACAGCGCCCCCTACACCCAGACCGTGACCGTGACGGGGCTGGCGGCGGACGCTCACCTGATCGTGGGCCTCGCGCCGACGGTAACGGCGGAAGAGATGGAAGCGGCTGCCGCCGCCATGCTGCTGGCCACGGGTCAGGCGGCGGGAAGTATCACCATCAGCGCCTTTGGCGACAAGCCGGAGGCGGCGCTGCCGATCCTCATCATGGAGGTGGGATGACATGAGCATTATCAGTTACTTTCCCGGCGGGAGCGCCGGGGGCGGAACAGGAATGCCGGAGTACACGTACACAGGTAACGCCTCCTTGATCGACGACGGAGGCGGGAACTGGCGGATCAAGCTGCTGACCAGCGGTGTGTTGACGTTTACAAAGCTGGGAAACGCCAAGGGCGGGATTGACCTGTTTTTGGTGGGGGGCGGCGGCGCGAGCGGCTGCTCCTACAACATCTCCGACTGGTGCGGCCCGGGCGGCGGCGGGTACACCCTGACCAAGCGGGCGCTATCCGTGGTCAAGGGAACGGCCTACAAGATCACCGTCGGCGCGGGCGGCGCGTGGCCAGGCGTATCCAACACCCAATCGCGCGGCGGTACTACGAGCGCCTTTAACAGCAGCGCCGAGGGCGGATACAGCGGTAAGTCCATCAGCGGCGGAAACGGCGGTTCGGGCGCTGCGTCCTCCAACTCAACCCTTGGCGGAACCGACGGCGGGGACGGGCAAAAGGGCGCAAACGGCGTTGGCGAGGCCGGAAAAGGCCAGGGAACCACCACCCGCGAATTTGGCGAAAGCACCGGGACGTTGTATGCCTCCGGCGGCGCTTACAACGCCAGCAACGGCACCAATAACGTGGGCAACGGCGCGGACAACACCGGCAACGGGGGCGGCGGAACCAACAACAATGAGAAGCGTACCACGGGCGGCTCCGGCATTGCCGTCATCCGAAACCACAGGGGGTGAAAAAATGAACTATGCATTGATTGAAAACGGAGTCGTGACCAACATTATCTGGCTCTACTCGGCCAATGCGGAGGACTTTCCGTCCGCCGTGCCCTGCGGAGACTTGCCCGTGGCCATCGGAGACACCTACGACGGGACGGACTTCTACCGGGGCGGGGAACGCGTGCTGACAGCCCTTGAACAGGCCCAGAAGGACGCGGAGGATATGCAGGCGGCGCTTGAGCTGCTGGGAGTCAACAGCGAAACGGAGGAAGCAGAATAATGCAGGAACGTGCAAAACAGATCGTGGTGGACTACTTTAACTCTCACATGGACAAAACGGACGGAAAGCAAATCGGCCTTGAAGATGTGTATGTAGTGTGGTTTTGCAAGGCACTGCAAAACTGGAAAGCTCTGCTGAGTACCAACGTCCGCGACGGGGTGTATTACGAAATCACCCACAATGGCGACAAAAACGAAACCTATGTGGATGTATACAAGAAGTGGGAGAACTACGCCGTGAGGGAGGGCTGACCATGGGCAAATACTACGAAGCGGCGAAGATCGTCCGGGCGACGATGGACAAGGCCGGAGCCATGCTGACGGATGAACAGGCACTCACCGTGCCGGGGCTGTTTGCAGACTGGAACGAGTCGGCCACCTACGCTGTAGGCGACCGGGTACGCTATGGCGGCGAACTTTACCGATGCCTGACGGCCCACACCGCACAGGCGGCATGGACACCCACAGACGCGCCCAGCCTGTGGGCCAAGGTGCTGACAGACCCCAGCGGCGCTATCCTGCCGTGGGTTCAGCCGGACAGCACCAACCCCTATGCCAAGGGCGACAAGGTGACGCACAACGGTAAAACGTGGGAAAGCCTTGTGGACAATAACGTTTGGGAGCCGGGCGCGGTCGGAACGGAAAGCCTGTGGAAGGAAGTGGCGGCATGATCGGCTTTGCGATTGGTTTTGTCGTCGGCGGCCTGATCGGATTTGTGGTGGCCGCGCTTCTGGCGGCGGGAAGGAGCGAGCTATGACCGGCTCACGATCCGCTGCCTTTGCCCGGTTGAAGATCGGACAGGGGTATATCTACGGGGCCAAGGGCCAGACCTGCACAGCGGCCTTCCGGCGGCAGCAGGCAGCCCAATACCCCGATCAAGCCCAGAATATCCTCGTCACCGGGGCCAAGTGGGACGGGCGGCCCGTGTGGGACTG